CTGGATTAAGAAATACAATTGAAATAACAAATGAAGTTGCTGTTGTACTTACAAGAATGTATCAGTCTGGATTTAAGATAGATGTAGATGCATTAAAAAATGTAAGAAAAGAATTTGTTACTGAAAAGAATGAATTAGAAAACAAACTTAATACTTTTACAAGAGAGTTGATGGGAGATACCCCTATTAATTTAAGTAGTCCAGAGCAGTTGTCTTGGGTTTTGTTTAGTAGAAAGTTAATAAATAAAAAGGCATGGGCTGAATGTGTTAATCCATATACACCTCTGCCTATATTTAAGAGTTTAATTAAAAGTCATTTTCAAACTTTGTATAAAACTAAAGCTACTAAATGTAGTGCATGTAAAGGCAGAGGTTCTTATTATAAAAAGAAAAAAGATGGCAGTCCTTTTAAAAACAAAACTAAATGTTCCGTTTGTAAAGGTACAGGTTTTATTTATGAATCTTTAAACAAAGTAGCAGGACTAAAATTTACACCCCCTGGTTCTAAGTGGGCATCAGCTAATGGGTTTGGTACATCTAAAGGTAATTTAGAAATACTACAGAGGTTTGCTTCAAGCAAAGGTATGGACAAAGCTAAAATATTTTTAGAACAATTGACTAGACTGTCAGCTATTAATAGTTACTTATCTAATTTTGTTGAGGGCATTGAAAATTATATTAAACCTGATGGACTGCTCCATGTAAGATTGAATCAACATGTAACAGCTACTGGTAGGTTTAGTGGTGCTAGTCCTAATATGCAGAATATGCCTAGAGGTTCTACCTTTCCAGTCAAGAAAGTATTTGTATCTAGGTTTGATGGGGGCAAGATACTTGAAGCTGACTTTGCACAATTAGAATTTAGAGTGGCTGCCTATCTAAGTCAAGACCCTGTTGCAATTAAAGAAGTGACTGAGGGTTTTGATGTCCATAGTTACACAGCTAAAGTAATTACAGATGCAGGACAGCCTACTACTAGACAAGTAGCTAAGATGCATACCTTTGCACCTTTGTATGGTGCTACAGGTTATGGAAGAACAGAAGCTGAAGCCACTTACTACGAGCATTTTATAGATAAATATAAAGGCATTGCTAAATGGCATAAGAAATTAGCTAGTCAAGTTACAGGTAAGGGATTTATTAGAATACCTAGTGGTAGGGAATTTAAATTTTTAAATGTAAAAAGAAAAAGGGACGGTACAGTAACTAACTTTACACAGATTAAGAACTATCCAGTTCAATCATTTGCTACTGCTGATATTGTACCCCTAGTATTAGTAGAGATTTATAATAAACTTGATGGACTTAATAGTTGTGTGGTAAACTCTGTCCACGATTCAATAGTTATTGATGTACATCCAGAAGAAAAGGGAGAAGTATTAAACATAATATCCAAAGTACAAAACAATCTCATACCCCTTTTAAAAAATAAGTATCAGATAGAAGTGAATGTTCCTCTACTTCTTGAAGCTAAAATAGGAACTAATTGGTTAGAACAAAAGGAGGTAGCCTAAAATAAATTTGCAGTACAAATAGATTCACATTTATATAGACACTAAGATAAAGGATTTAAATATGTCAACAGAAATAACGAATATTAACTCAAGTAGTTTCAATCAACTTGCAGAAGCAATGGGTATGAATGCAGATGCAAAAACTAAGAAGCAAGGTTCTACACTAGCACGTTTAAAGATAGATCACTCTGGGGTAATAGGTGAAACAACTATCAAAGGCAAGGTCAAACGTGTTGAAGTTGTTGATGCTGGATCGTATGTTTTAACATTACCAGATTCAGAAACAAAAATATATCAACGTAATCCAAAGATACGTTTGTTTAGTCAGAAATTTATGTACAAAAAATATGTAAGTTCTGGTGGCCCAGAGGGTAAAGGTATGTTTGTTAAAACTGAAATGGCTAATGATTTAAAAGGTGATCTCAGAGATAATGTTGGAACTTTTAATTGTGGCAAACCTAGTGGGTGGATTGATGATTACAATGCTCTTCCTCAAGAACAAAAAGATTTAATTAAATCTATTAAACGAGTAAGAGTTTTATTTGGAGAAGCAACTTTTGATAGTCCTTTAGATGATAAAGGTCAAGAGCTATCCCCAAAAGAAAGCACTCCATTTATTTGGGAAGTAGATAATCGTGATGCATTTAAAAGATTAGGTGTACCTATTGCACAGATGGTTAAGCAGAATAGAATTTTACCTCAGTCTTTTATTAATTTAGACACAGAGGAAAAACAAATTTCTACAGGTGCAAAATTCTACTTGCCAACTGTATCTCTTAATCCAAAAGAAATTAAATTAAATGAGAAAGATCAAGAAACTTTCAGTGGATTTACTGATTGGATTTCTAGTTACAATGATTGGGTTGTTGGATCATTTAATGATGCCAGTAAAAACACTGTCACTGATAAAGATACTATTGACGAGTTCGTTGATGTATCAGAAGTTGCAGCATAAATGTTAACTAACCCTGTTGAATTAATGGTACATCAGTACCTTGGTTCACTCCGAGGGGACGATGCTGTAATGTCCCCTCAAACTATTGAACAGATTGTATCTGATGTAAAAGAATCATTACACAAACAATTTGTAGATAAAAGAGAATCTAAATTTAGATTACGAATGTCTAATTTAGGAAGACCCTACTGTCAACTATGGTTTGATAAGAATAAACCAGAAACTGCAAGTACCCCATCATCTAGCTTTGTTATTAATATGATGATAGGTGATGTACTTGAAGCTGTATTCAAAGGTTTATTAACTGCAAGTGGTATTAAGTATGACAATGGAACAAAAGTAACAATGAAGTTAAACAATGGTGTGTTAATAGATGGCACACCAGATCTTATTATGAATGGCAGAGTTGATGATGTTAAGTCTGCCAGTCCCTGGAGTTATGAAAATAAATTTAAAGACTTTGATAGTTTAAATGAAAATGATAGCTTTGGTTATGTAGCTCAATTAGCAGGGTATGCTCGTGCTGCCAATGTTGAGGTTGGTGGTTGGTGGGTTATAAATAAAGGCAATGGAAGTTTTAAATATGTAGATGCTTCCAATAGAATAAATGTAGATAATCAAGTACATAAATTTACAGCCTTAACAGAGGAACTTAAGGAGAATAGATTTCGTAGGGTATACTCTGATGAAGAAGAGACATATAGGAAAAGACCATCAGGTAACAGAAAATTAAAAAGAGAATGTTCTTGGTGTTCTTACAAGCATACTTGTTGGCCTAACTTACAAGAAAGACCTTCATTAGTTTCTAGAGCAGCAGTATTACCAATGGAAAATTATACGGAGATAAGAAGTGTATAGTAAAAAATCTTATGCTGCTTCTAGGAGAAGAGGTTTTAGAAGTGGGCTTGAAGAAAAGGTACAATCTAAATTAAAAGAAAAGGGAGTGAATGCAACATATGAATCATTAAAAATTGAGTGGGAAGATTTAGCCTATAGAAAATACACACCTGACTTTCTATTACCTAATGGAATTATAATAGAAACAAAAGGTTTATTTACACCTACAGATAGACGTAAACATTTACTAATAAAAAAACAGCATCCTGATTTAGATATAAGATTTGTTTTTGAAAATAGTAGAAGAAAGTTAAATAAAAGATCAACA